CTTGTTGGAGTGATGCTAATAGTGGTGAAGGACTTCGTGCTTTTAATTATTCAACTGGTAAAAGATATCTCACACATGTTGAGAAAGCACCTAACGTAGAGGAAGTACATGATAAATAATCATTGGACTTGTTATGGCACAGAAAAATCTTTTGTGCCTAACGAGGATAAGTTTGGTTTTGTTTATATTATAACAAACACTAAGAATGATAAAGCCTATGTAGGATGTAAACAATATTACATAGGTAAATCTAAGAAGCAATCTAGATGGCAGACTTATACAGGTTCTTCTAAATATTTAAATGAAGATATTAAAAAGATAGGTAAAAAATATTTTACATTTGAAGTAATAGCAGAGTATAAAAACAAAAGAAGTTTACGTTACTATGAGATGTACTATCAAGTAAAGTGGAATGTTCTTACTGCTACTATAGAAGGTAGTGATAATCCTGCATTTTATAATTCATATGTTGGTGGTAAGTTTTATAGACCTATTGAAAGTTATATGCCTCATACAGAAGAAACTAAAATAAAAATGAGTAAAGCTCAAACAGGAGAAAAACATCCTCTGTATGGTAAAAAACATACAGAAGAAACTAAAAATAAAATGCGTGAAGCTAAATTAGGAGAAAACAATTATTGGTATGGTAAAAAACATACAGAAGAAACTAAAAATAAAATGCGTGAAGCTCACACAGGAGAAGACAATCCTATGTATGGTAAAAAACATACAGAAGAAGCTAAAAGAAAAATAAGTGAAGCTCGTTTAAAAAGAATAACAAAAGTAAAATATATTGACAATGAAGAATGAACCTGATATAATACAGATAGAAAACTTATTCTATTCTGAACCTTACAACTCAGAGAAGAGATTGTTTTTGTCTGTAATACTACAAGCATTATTAGATGTATCAAAGAATGTTATTACATCTAATGATAAAGTAAACAAAGCACGAGCTGAGTCCTGGTTCTTTGCAGAGGTTGGAGTAACTTGCGAGAACTTTGAAACAGTTTGTGGTATGGCAGGAGTAACACCAAGTAAAGCTAGGTCATTTGCTTACAAGGTTATTAGGGCAGACAATAAGAAGTTTTTAAGAAATAGAATAAGAAGTGTATTAAGAGGCGACAATGAAAAAGAAAATGACGTTTAAAGAAAGTTTTTATAAATTATATTCTGATATGAGAAAGGTAGAAGAGGATAGAGATATGGGACAAATGGATGAGGCAATAAGAGAGACAGTTAAACAACAAGGTTTTAAGAAAACAAATATAAAGAAGGAAGCTATTATAGCTACAGATAGACAGGTAGGTGGAGACCATTATAAGACTTGTAAGATACAGCCTGTTGATTATATTGTAGAAAATAACCTGACATTTCTTGAGGGTAATGTAGTAAAGTATATTACAAGACACAGAAGAAAAGGTGAAGGTGCTAATGACATTGAGAAAGTAATACATTATTGTGAACTAATATTGGAGAAAGATTATGGCAGGAAATAACTATTTACCTACAGAGTATCAGACATTTATACATGCGTCTAGATATGCACGTTGGTTAGAAGAAGAAGGTAGAAGAGAAACATGGATAGAAACAGTATCTAGATTTAGTAACTTCTTTCAAGGACATTTAGATAAAAATCTAGGTGTTGTCTTACCTCCAGAAGTATGGAGAAGAATAGAAGATAGTATTATAGGATTACAAGTTATGCCTTCTATGAGAGCATTGATGACAGCAGGGCCTGCATTAGAAAGAGAAAACATCTCTGGATATAATTGTTCTTATACTCCTATAGATAGTCCACGTTCTTTTGATGAGATACTTTATATACTTATGAATGGTACAGGTGTAGGTTTCTCTGTTGAAAGAGAAGGAGTTTTAAAATTACCTACTATACCTCATAGAGAGTTTGAACAAACAGAAGATGTTATATCTATAGCTGATTCTAAAGAAGGATGGGCCAGAGGATTTAGAGATTTAATATCTTTTCTTTATACTAATAGAATACCTAAAGTAAATGTAAGTAAAGTAAGACCTGCAGGTGCTAGGTTAAATACTTTTGGTGGTAGGGCTAGTGGGCCTCAACCTTTAGTTAACCTAATTGATTTTACTATTAATAAGTTTAAAGAAGCTAAAGGTAGAAAGTTATCTTCTATGGAGTGTCACGATATTGTGTGTAAGACTGGTGAAGTTGTGGTTGTTGGTGGTGTGCGTAGGTCAGCTCTTATATCTCTGTCTAATTTATCAGACCAGAGATTAAGAGTTGCTAAGTCTGGTGCTTGGTGGGAGACAAATCCTGAGAGAGCATTAGCTAATAACTCAGTAGCATATACAGAAAAACCTGATGTAGGTATGTTTATGAAAGAATGGTTAGCATTGTTTGAAAGTAAATCAGGTGAACGTGGTATCTTTAATAGAGCATCTGCTCAAGAAAAAGCTAAAGAAAATGGTAGACGTAAATCAGACTATGCTTTTGGTACTAATCCTTGTAGTGAGATTATACTTAGACCTAATCAATTCTGTAACTTAACTGAGGTAGTATGTAGACCTGCTGATACAATAGAAACTTTAAAAGATAAGATAGAAGTAGCTACTATACTAGGTACAATACAAGCTACACTTACTAACTTTGGTTATCTAAGAAAGAGATGGAAAGATAATACAGAAGAAGAAAGATTATTAGGTGTATCATTAACAGGTATTATGGATAATAGTATACTATCTAGAATGAGAAGTACGTTACCAGAAACACTACAAGACATGAAACAGAAAGCTGTGTCAGTAAACAAAGAGTGGTCAGAGAAGTTAGGTATACCACAATCAACAGCTATTACCTGTGTTAAACCTTCAGGTACAGTTAGTCAGTTAGTTGATAGTGCTAGTGGTATTCATGCTAGACATAACCCTTACTATATTAGAACAGTAAGAGGAGATAAGAAAGACCCTTTAACAGAGTTTATGAAAGACCAGGGTATACCTTGTGAAGATGATGTAATGCAACCAAATAATGCTGTGTTCTCTTTTCCTATGAAGGCAGATTCTAATGCTGTATTTAGAAATGATATGACAGCTATAGAACAGTTAGAGATATGGAAGTGTTATGCACAACATTGGTGTGAACATAAACCATCAGTAACTATATCAGTTAAAGAACATGAATGGGTTAATGTAGGTAACTGGTGTTGGAATAACTTTGATACATTATCTGGTATATCATTCTTACCTTTCTCTGACCATACATATCAACAAGCACCTTATCAAGATATAGATAAAGCTACATATGAAGAGCTTGCTTCTAAGATGCCGGAGAATATTAACTGGTCTGAGCTTAGTAAGTTTGAGAAAGAAGATACAACAAAAGGAGCACAAGAATTAGCATGTACTGCAGGTTCATGTGAGTTAGTAGATATATAAGTTTTTTGTTGCATTCATATAAAAAATATGTTATAATAGTAGTATTATAAAAAATAATAAAAAGGAAAAACATGAAAATAATTTTAGTATTAATAATAAGTTTATTTACATTACAATTAAAAGCAGACCCTTGGTTTGATTCAATAGGTTATAGGTATTATCATGATATGGATAATGAACGTAATGGTTCTAAGTTTAGAAGTTATTTAAAAAAGAAAATGTCTAATGGTAATAACTTAAAGATTGCATATGAAAGAACTAGAAGTGGTATGGGTATGGAAGCAGGTACTGCATTTATTGATTATGAATTTAAGTTCTAGGAGATAAGATGAAAATTAGAAATGATATGGATACAGTATATATTGGCTATGACCCTAGAGAACATGCAGCTTATGAGGTATTAAAGTTTTCTATAGAAATCAGAGCTAAGAACCCTGTAAGAATTGTGCCTCTTAAAAAAGATGCATTGATTAGAAATGGTATGTTCAAAAGAAAGTCTAACAAGATGGGCAATCAACAGTATGATGAGATAGATGGTAAACCTTTCTCTACTGATTTTAGTTTTACTAGATTTCTTGTACCACATCTAAACTTATATGAAGGTATGGCATTATATTTAGATACAGATATGTATTGCTATGGAGATATAACAGAACTATTTGATATGTGTAGAGATAATTATTATCCTGTATGGGCAGTACATCATAAGTATAATGTAGATAAAGGTGTAAAGATGGATGGTCAGGCACAAGAACCTTATAATATGAAGAACTGGTCTAGCCTTATGATGTTTAATTGTGGTCATCATTATTTAGAAAAACTAAGTATTGATGCTATTAATACAGAGAAAGGTAGATGGTTACATACATTTAAATGGTTACCAGATGAGGCCTCAGATGTGGGACAGATACCAGAAGAATGGAACTGGCTTGATGGTCATTCACCAGAAGATATGAAAGCTAAGATTGTACACTTTACAACAGGTGGACCTTGGTTTTCTAAGTGGAAACCTAGAGGAACTACTGAAGGTAAGTATGCTGTGAAGTGGTGTGAAGATGCTAGGTGGTTACAAATGAAAGGTATAATACCTAAAGAAAAGGATTATTTAATAGCATGAGAGAACTATCAGACACATTATATAAATCATTGAGATGTCATTATAAAGCTGAAGTTAATAGAGCATTATATCAACTTGATTTAGCATTTCAAAAACCGGTGGCAATAGGAGAACATCCAAAGATAGTAGAAGATTCTATTGTATTAATAAAACAATTAGCTGAAGCTGAAGAAGCTTTACAAACATTAGAGAATAACTTTGGAGCATATAATGAAAAAAGTTAATATCGTTACGTCTTTTAATGAAACTATATTAAAAGATACAGCAGTACACTTATTAAAATCTACTAAAGAAAATTTAGATACTGATATAAATTTAACTTGTTATTACCATGATTGTAAAATAGATGCATACTCTTTGCCTGATTATACTTATAAAAATTTACATGATGTTAAAGACCATGAAAGTTTTTTAAAAAGATATGCAGAACATGATGGTACAGAAGAAGGTAAGATACCTTACAATGAAAAGTTAGATGCATTAAAGTGGTCACATAAAGTATTTGCCTTAACTGAGAAAGCATTTGAACTAGCAGAGAAAAGTAAAGATGCAGGTTGGTTAATATGGATTGATGCTGATTCTTATTTAAAGAAAAGGTTAACAAAACAAGATGTATTATCTATGTTAAATGATAAAGCAGATATTGTTTATAATCCTGATGAACCATTCTTTATGGCTTTTAATTTAGATAAACAACCTACTATAGATATACTAGCAGATTTACGTGGTGCATATATATTAGGTGAGATGACTACATACAGAGAGTGGCATGATTATTATATCTTATCTAGACTATTAAATATATATCAAGCACATGGCATGAAGATTGAGAAGATAAATGTTATGAATGATTACTTCTATCATTTTGCTGGTAGACCAGATTTTTCTAAGGTGGCTATAAGAAATGAAAAAGGTGAGAGAGCTTTTCCATTATCAGATAATGTTACTGCTGATATTAAACCTAATAGGTATCAACAAATATCTCAGATAATGAGAGAGTATAAACCAAAAACAGTTATAGAAACTGGTACTTGGAATGGTGGTAGAGCTATTGAAATGGCACTAACTGCATTTGATTATACAGATACCTTTACATATCATGGTTATGATTTGTTTGAAGATGCAACTATTGAAACAGACCATGAAGAGTTTAATGCAAAGGCACATAATAAAATGTCTGCTGTTCAAAAAAGATTAGAAGAATTTGCAGAACATATGAAAGAAAATAAAAATAAAACTTTTACATTTGAATTAAACAAAGGAAATACTAGGAACATATTAAAAGACCAAAGTGAATGGTTTGATATGGCACTTATTGGTGGTGGTAATAGTATTAAAACTGTAGCTCATGATTATGATTGTGTAAAGAAAACACCTATAGTTATGGTTGACCATTACTTTAGAGAAGATGATGATAAGATGGCACCTAATGATGCTTATTGTGGTGTAAATAAACTATGGGATAAATTAAAAGGTAATAAAGAAATACGTAAACATGTATTACCTTCTGGTGATAAAGTCAAAGAGGGTGGCTTTACTCATTTTATGATTGTTCTAAATGATAAGAGTTTAGCTAATATTCCTGCTGATTTACAAAGAGTTCCTATTGTAGTTAATCCTAGAGATTGTGTACCTAAAGATTATATACGTGGTAATATAAAAGATAATATGAAATTAATACCAGAAAATAAATTTATACAGAAATGTAAAACACATAATGAACATGGTATTATTATTTCTGGTGGACCTAATATAGATTATGATGAGTTAAAAGATACTATTAAAAAGTATCCTAATGCTTTAACTATATGTGTTAAGCACGCATATCCTGGTCTTATAAAGAATGGTATAAAACCCAATGCTTGTATACTATTAGACCCACGTTCTATTGAAGGTGAAAGTACACATGGTATTAAGAGAAAAGATTTATTAAAAAATCCTGATGCAGATACAAAGTTTTTAGTTGCGTCTATGACTGACCCTTCTGTCACTAATTATCTTATAGAAAATAAAGCAGACATATGGGGTTGGCATGCATTCACAGAATCATTACGAGATGATGATGATAGAAAACATGCAATTAAAAATAATCAAGTAAAGATTAGAGAAGATGTAGGTTTACCTGTAGGTGCTACATTAATTACCGGTGGTACTTGTGCAGCTATGAGAGCTATTGGTATGTTACACACTATGGGTTTTAGAAACTTACATTTATTTGGT